GGAGTCAACCTTCTGCCACCTCTGCTTAGGCTCACGATGACAATCACTAGCTAGCTTTCCCGCTTTATGGCATAGTTATGAGTGTGGAAGATTCGCGTCTTCTCGCGTGTCCTTTGTTTTGATCTGTTATCGGAGAGCGAACAGGGCCAAGACAAATCGTGAGAAATGAAAAAGCCGTTCAGGATACTACCTCTGAACGGCTTCTCACGCTATGAAACACAGATGAAAAATGATTGGTTTGCGGTAGTATCGCGAACGCCGCGAAAGTAAGCCAGAATCCGCAGCTTGGCAAGATTTATTTTGCGATTGTTGCAAATACTATGTTCATCGTAGCAAGCCGTATTGTCGTTATTTTCGGCAAATTAACGCTATTTTCGCCCGTTTGCGCTTATTTTTCTCTAACAAAACGCACTTTCTTTCCCTTGTAGAATATATGAAAATAAAAATAAATGAAAAAAGATGCAGAATTATCTTTACGCGGAAGCGTTTACGCTTATGATGAGGGCGCACAAGCAAACAACGCTAACCGAAACACAATATGAACAACTTGACCAACTACGAAAATTTTTATACTCACAGAAGCGCATACCAAGAAGGCTATCTAGCGTTCACGAGCAATGAAGATGTTTGCATTTACAGCGTTCCATATACTGGTTATCACTACGAACAATGGGTGAGCGGCTACAACGCAGCAAAAGAGGAAAACTAATCAAAAACAGGGGCGCGACTGTAACGCGCAAATTTAACCAATAAATTTATGACCAACAAACTAAAACAGAAACAGAGACGGGCGGTAATCGCTGAAACGATTACGCGCAGCCATAAACACATGGCGGTTAAAATGCCGAGTGCTTACCATAGCCAACTAAAATCAGAAGCCAAGGACAAGGGCATGCTTTTAAGCGGCTACGTGCTAGCGTTAATCAAGCTAGGAAAGGGGGAGGCATGAGCAATCTGATTTTAGGACTAGTAATTAGCGGCATCGTTTTCGGAACTCTAGGCGCACTGGCACTATGTCGAGCCGCGGCTATGGAGCGACCAAGACGCACGATCAAAGTTGGCGGTATCAAGCCATTTGAATCGCGGTCAATTAACAACAGGCTAGCACTTGGCTTGCTGGCGCAGGAGTCTAACAAAAACAAACGGAAATCATGAGTGAAAAACAATTTACAGGCAAGGTCTCGCAAATGAAGCAATCGAGCAAATTCCTTGCAAGCGAGGATTTTCTTGGACTGGGCGATGTCGAGGTGACCATCGAGGGCGTTTACGAACATGCCGACGAAGTTATGCAGGACGGCAAGAAAAAAGGCTTTTTTTCTATCGGTTTTGTAAAGTCATCAAAGCGCATGGTTCTTAACGCAACCAATCGGAAAATGTTAGCTTCGGCGTTTGGTGCAGACGTTCAGAACTGGACTGGAAAGAAGGTGCATATTCACGTCAAAGACGGCGTGAGAAACCCTGCTGGCGGCGAGACTGTTTGCGGATTGCGCATCAAAGCTAAACCAGATCCAGAACTGCTTAAAGCTAAACGTGCTGGCATGATCGGAGGTGAAGCATGAGCTTTTACGGGATCAAACAAGGCATTGATTTTGCCGACTATCGCAGCGACGATATAAATCAGCTCGACACCATTAAAACCGTAGCCGGCAAAGCTATTTCCAAATCGCTCATTTGTGACTTTATCAAAGACGCTGGCGCATGGAAAAACTCGCCTCCAAAAGTGCAAACTGGAGCTATGAAAAGCGGCAGTCTGTTAGATTGCTTGCTGACAACTCCACACGAATTCGATGCGCGTTATGCCGTATCAATTTACGACGAATTCAGAACAAAAGAATCAAAATTATGGCGCGCTGAAATGGAATCGAGCGGGAAGTCTGTTATCAAAATTGACCAACTCGACGCAGCAAATGCTCAGTTAAAAGCAATCATTAACAAGCCAGAAGCGTTATCCTTAATCAGCGGGGCGCAGTTTCAAGTCGCGTTTCGGCATGAGACAGCATACCCATTCGCATCCAAAGGACTGATCGACATTTTGCCAGATGACGGCGAGACGATTGTGGATCTCAAAACGTGCGAACCTAGCGCGTTGGAATCAAAACGCAGCTTGGCGCGGCACATCTTTGATTGGGGTTATCATATCCAAGCTGGCGCGTATTGTGAGGGCATGGCTATTGCAAGCGGGATCGAACGCACACAGTTCAAATTTATCTTTGTAACATCAAAACCACCTTTTCGCGTTGCGGTTATCTCGCTTCCATTCCCCGCGATTTCCTACGGTGCTGATTTGTATCGTAATGGCGCAAAACGGTTTGCTGAGTGCCTGGAGAGCAATAAATGGCCGTCGATTTGGGACGGTGAAGTAGAGATTGATTTACCAGAATATGCTTACTCAGAATAATTTTCCCCTACCTAACAAAACTATGACACCAATAATACAAAAATTGATCGACATCGCTTTTTATTGCGAGAACAGATTTGAGGATCACAAAATTGTGCAAGTTACAGTAGCTGAATTTGCCGAGTTTGCGCGGAGCTACCTAGCTTTGCGGGGCGCGCTAGAAAAAGCCGTCGATGACACTAGGCAGCGCATTTTGGATGCGGAGGAGGTTGTTGAGAAAACCAAACAATTACTCAACCTATGAACGAAACAGAACTAAATGCGGCACTTTTACAACAGAACCATTTGTGTGTTTTGCAATTACAAGATCGAGCGCAACAACGCCAAGATCGCGACGAATGGGAGTGGCAGATGAAGCAGGATAAAATCGAACAAATGCACGACTTTTTAGGCGAGCGAGAAACGGAGGAGGAAGAGTGAAAATCATCATGCCAATTCCAGCCCGTGAAGTATCGCCAAACGCCGCCCGTGGTCAGTCACGGTGGGCGGCGATTAAGAAAAGTAAGCTAGTGAAGGAGCATCGTGAACGGGCGAAACTGGCAACGATTATTTACATTTGTCCACAGCACCAAACGACCCCCACAGGCTACTCACTAGCGCATTTCTTCCCCACTATGGCATTCAGAGACGAGGACAACGCTGACGGGGCTTGCAAGGCATACAGGGACGGAATCTGCGATGCGTTCGGCATGAGCGATAAAAACTTTTGCAAGATTAAACTTTCAACGCGCGAAAAAGACGCTAAGAACCCACGGGTGGAAATCACCATTTATTTCACAGAACCAGAAACAACAACAAAATGAGTAATACACTACTAAAACTAAAGATAGACCTGCTAAAGGTCACGGGCGCGAAAATCATCAACGCTAAAGACGGCATTGAGTATCTAGCGATTCCAATCAAAACCAGCGGCATGTTTTATGCTGGCAAAGGTTGCTATCTCGATCTCGACATGCGCGAGAATAGAGACGGCGTTGACCAATACGACAACACCCACATGTTGACAATCTCGCCAACCAAGGAGCAGCGGGAAGCCAAGGAGCGCACGCCTATCGTCGGCAATGCCAAGACGCTGACATTCGGCGACAGAGCGCAATCAGCACCGCAGAAGCCAGCACCGAAGCATCACAGCCAGGTTGTAATTCCAGAGGATGACGATTCGGATTCAATTCCCTTTTGATCTGAAATAATTATTGACAATCGGAAGAAAACCAACTTTAACAACTTTCGCCGCAACCTCACCGTGGCGATCAATGACAACACACTTTGCCCGTCATGGGTCAGTTCTAACAATTCCAAGGAATGTTAGGTGGGGGCTGAAACGTGACGGGCTTTTTTATACTATGAATGATTTCAGCCTAACAAATGACACCGAGCAGGTAAAAACCGCGCCCATTAATCCCACACGCTACGGCAAGCTAGACCTGCGCTGCATGGACAACATGGAGCTTATGGCGCAATTTCCCGACAAGCATTTTGATTTAGCTATTATTGATCCTCCATACGGAATAAAAAGAGACGGTGCAATTGCAACAACGAGCAAGCATGGCGGAAGAAAAGCTCATGAATTCAAGGGATGGGATAGCAATCCTCCAAACGCTGAATATTTTAACGAATTGCGCAGAGTTTCAAAAAATCAGATTCTTTGGGGGGCGAATTATTTTCCGCAATACCTACCACCAAGCATGGGGTGGATTTTTTGGGATAAGGGGCAAAGAATATGTAACAGTGATGGCGAATTAGCTTTCTCTTCATTTGATAGAGCATTGCGAGTGGTTGAAATGAATCGCGTCGAACTTCTAAAAGATGGAACTATTCACCCCACACAAAAACCGGTTGCGCTCTACAAATGGCTTCTAACCAACTACGCCAAGCAAGGCGACAAGATACTTGATACACACCTTGGCAGCGGCAGTATAGCGATTGCCTGTCATTATCTAGGATTTGACCTAACAGGATGCGAGCTTGACCATGATTATTTTGCGGCGATGCAAGACAGGATCAAGCGCGAAACACAACAAATGACCCTTTTATAAAATAATTCTTGACGCGGCCAGCCTACTCTGCTAGTCTGGCGCGTCGAGAGACCTCGTTGATACCGAGTAAAAATATGATTACAAACAATAGCTTTCAAATCTGCCAAGTGCCGCCAATCATAGCGGGTATCACGCTTGGTAGATTTGAAGGCTTTTTTATACTATGAATGATTTCAGCCTAACAAATGACACCGAGCAGGTAAAAACCGCGCCTATTAACCCCACACGCTACGGCAAGCTAGACTTGCGCTGTATGGACAACATGGAGCTAATGGCTCAATTTCCCGACAAGTATTTTGATCTGGCAATCGTTGATCCGCCATACGGCATCGGAATGGCAGACAGGGCACCATGCGGAAGGCTGGCGCGATATGGATCTGTGAAGCAGGCCGACAATGGAGTGCCGAGCGCGGAATACTTCGCGGAACTCCGCAGGGTGTCCAAAAATCAAATCGTGTGGGGTGGAAACTACTTCCCGCTGCCGCCGTCGCGGTGCTTCGTGATCTGGGACAAACAGCAACCGGATGGCGTGACCTTCGCGGATGCTGAGTTCGCCTGGGTGAGCTTCGATAAATCTGCTAAAACCTTCCGGCTGCGCCCGCAAAATGCGGACGCTGACAGAATCCATCCGACGCAAAAACCCGTCGCGCTATACAAGTGGCTACTAACCAATTACGCCAAGCAAGGCGACAAGATTTTAGACACGCACCTTGGCAGCGGCAGTATAGCGATTGCCTGTCATTATCTAGGCTTTGACCTAACAGGGTGTGAGCTTGACCCTGATTATTTTGCGGCGATGCAAGACAGGATTAAGCGCGAAACACAACAAATGACCCTTTTCTAAAATAATTATTGACAAGCCAGCCTACTCTGCTAGGTTGGCGCGTTGCAATGCAACCAACTCGCAGATACCGAGATGAAACAACAAATAACAAATACGCCGCCATGCGTTTGCTTGCCACTTTCTGAGTGGGTATCTCTTGCGAACCTTGGCGGCGAACCTGTTTATTCATGGAATTAAGAGACTACCAGCAAGAATTATTTAACCGCATACATAATGCAATCAAGCGAGGTGTTAGAAATCCGCTTATTGTTTCAGCGACCGGAAGCGGCAAGACTGCTTTATTTTGCTATTTATCACATCGTTGTTCGCAAGCTGGCAAAAACGTTTTAATATTAGTGCATCGCCGCGAATTAATTACGCAAACATCAGCGACACTAAAAAAATTTGGCGTGCATCACGGAATAATTCAGCCAAATATTACACCCGATCCAACGGCGCTTGTTCAGCTTGGGATGGTTCAAACAATCACAAGGAGAGTTGGGAAATTAAACGCACCAGATTTGATTGTTACCGATGAGGCACATCACAGCGCAGCATCGCAATATAAGACAATTTTACAGTCGTTTCCGCGCGCGGTTTCGATTGGGTTTTCAGCTACTCCTGCACGACTTGATGGCAAGGGTTTAAAAGATTATTTTTCAGAAATTATCGAAGGCCCTAGTGTTGAGTGGCTCATGGAAAATGGTTTTCTTTGTCGTCCTAAATATTATGCTCCACCAGTGCAAGCTCAAATTAATGGACTAAAAAAACGCATGGGAGATTTTGCCAATGATGAAATAGCCGCGGCAATGGATAAGCCGACAATAACTGGCGATGCCGTAAAACATTACATGCGTATTTGCAATGGTTCAAGGGCAGTTGTTTTTTGCTGCAATCTTGCACATGCTGAACACGTTAGGGAATCTTTTGAAAATTCTGGAATTACATCTGGTATCATACATGGCGCGTTAAAAGATTACGACAGAAAAAAAGTTGTCGATGATTTCGCAAGTGACCGAATTAAAATTATGACCGCGGTCGATGTTATCAGTGAAGGTTTTGATATTCCAGCTATGGAGGCGGCTATATTGTTACGCCCAACCACATCGCTTGCGCTTTATCTTCAACAAATCGGCAGAGCTTTGCGACCAAGTGATGGCAAGACCGCTTACATTTTAGATCACGTTGGAAATATTGCGCGTCATGGACTAGCTGAAACGCCAAGAGAATGGAGTCTAGACGGAATTGATAAAAAAAAGAAAGCTAGCGAGTCACTTGGAATGAAGCAATGCACGGCGTGTTTTTGCTTGCATTATCCGGCGCCTAGTTGTCCTGAGTGTGATTATGTTTACCCTGCTGCCAAAATTAAGAATTTAACTTATATTGAAGGGCATCTTGAAGAAATTAAAACAATGCCGCTTGCTAAAGCGTTGGCAGAGTGTAAAACGCGCGACGACTTAAAACTGCTTGCAAAGGTTCGTGGATATAAAGCTGGTTTCGTTTATTACAAAGCAAAAGAATTAAATTTATGAAGGAAAATCAAATACAAAACAAAATAAGGGCTGCGTGCAACACGGGATCGACACGGCTTTGGCGGAATAATATCGGAGTTGCTAAGATCAACGGTTTCCCAGTTGCGTTTGGTATACCTGGCAAGGGTGGGAGCGATCTTATCGGATTTCACAAGATCACAATCACTCGAGAAATGGTAGGGCGAACAGTAGCAATATTTACCGCGGTTGAGTGTAAATCACCAACAGGAAAACCAACTTTAGAACAACAAAATTTTATCGAGTTTATCCTGTCACAGGGCGGCATTGCTGGAATTGCAAGATCAGAAACAGATGCATTAACTTTAATCCAAAATTATCAAATAAAATTATGAGCATAGACCTATCAAGACTAGTAAAACCGCGTATTAAAGGCGGCAAAACAATCGCCCGTTGCCCAGCTTGCGCTGAGACAGGGAATGACAATAACGCAGATCATCTAATGATAAATGAAAATGGTTCGTTCGCCTGTGTGGTAAACCAAGGCAGTGACGGCAAAGACCACCGCAAGCGTATATTCGAACTTGTTGGCATATCAGATCAAAAGCCAACCAAGCAAACATACACTGCTTTACGTTGCGCGCCATCTAACGAGACAACTCCAAACCTTAGCCATTACAAGCACGGTAAACCAGTAGCTCATTGGAGGTATCATACAATAAATGGCAAAATTGCTGGAATTGTAGCACGTTATAATTTACCAAACGGTAAAAAGGAAACATTACCAATGACTTGGTGCGAAAATCAACTTGGCGAAACATCATGGCAATTCAAAGCTATGCCAATCCCTAGACCGCTTTACGGATTGCCATTTAAATCCGATACCATTGTTTTGGTTGAGGGCGAGAAAACAGCCGAGGCGATTCGATCTGCTGGTTTTGAGGCTACCACATGGGCGGGAGGATGCGCCGCGATTAATAAATCAGATTTCACCACCCTTACTGGTAAAAAAGTAATTTTGTGGGCTGACAATGATGCGCCAGGTATGCGAGCAATGAATATTATTTCCGATTTGTTAAATCAAATTGCTGATTTGTTTTTTGTGAAAATACCAAACAATGTTCCGGACGCTTGGGACGCTGCCGACACTACCGCTGAGCATATCTCTGAAATTATTAATTCCGCAGCGAGATTAACGCCCGATCCAATTACTTGTCCGGAACCTCCACCAGACGTATTTGAGGCAGAACAGCAAGCCGAGCCAAAAGACCGCATTATGGATATGCCGTTTCGCATGTTAGGAATGGATGATGGCATTATGCGTTACATGCCGGACAACGGGCAGCATATTGTTAGCCTATCACCACCAAGTCACACTAAGCTTAACCTAATACAGCTTGCACCGTTGCAAGTGTGGGAATCAACATTTCCAAGTAAGAACGGCGCAGACTGGGACGCGGCGAGCAACGCCTTAATACAAATGTCACAATCAATGCCAAAATTTGATCCAAGATCAATACGCGGTCGCGGATGTTGGGTTGACGGCAATGACGTTATTTACCATGCTGGAAATAAATTATCAGTTAATGGAATAATCACTCCAATACCGAGCTACAACAGCCCTACACGGGCGATTTACGAGGCTGGGCTGTCCATATCGCTAGACGCTGCCGAAACCGCCACAAACGCACAAGCAAGCAAATTGATCGAGCTTTGCGAGTCGCTTTCTTGGGATCACCCGCTTTACGGTAAACTTATAGCTGGGTGGATGGCACTTGCTCCGATTTGCGGCGCAATGGCTTGGAGACCACACGTATGGGTAACAGGAGCGGCTGGGACGGGAAAATCATGGGTTATGAATAACATAGTGCATCCAATGCTTGGCCGCAGTGTGTGTTTTGTTCAGGGCAACACCACTGAAGCTGGTATCCGTGGACAGCTTGGAAGCGATGCGTTGCCGGTAATGTTTGACGAGGCAGAATCAGAAAACGATCGTGGCGCAAACCGTATGCAATCCGTCTTAGAATTGGCGCGACAGGCAAGCACTGAATCAGGTGCCGGTATCACAAAAGGCACGGCATCGGGAGGTAGCATCACTTACATGGTGCGATCAATGTTTTGTTTTTCGAGCATCGGAGTCGCTGCGGTAAAAAAAGCTGACACTTCCCGAGTATCGCAATTATCATTAAAAAAATGCCAAGATTCACATTTTGAAACCGCCATTAAAAAACTCTGGGCAGAAACTACTGCAAACCATGATTATTGTGCAAAAATGAGATCAAGAGCGATTAAAAACGCATACACAACGCGGCACAATGCGGAGGTCTTTGCTCGTGTTGCTGTGCCATTCACGGGCGATAAACGCAATGCAGACCAGATAGGAACACTTCTTGCGGGTGCGTTTTCGCTCACTTCTACTCGTAAAATTACACCAGAAACGGCTAAAAGTTGGATGGAAAAGCAAGATTGGAGCAATTTTAAGACCGACGAGCTGGATAGCGATGAGAATCAATGTTTAGCTCATTTGATGGCATCACCTATCAGGATTGAGCGCATGAACGGTTCTGATAATATGACGATTGACGAGGCGATTTGTGCAAACTCAATCGACTGCGATCAAGCACTGGCAAGGATTGGAATTAAAAATGACGACGACGGAATACGCGTTGCATACACGCACCAAGGGTTGGAAAAGGCATTCTCTGGGACACCTTGGAGCGGGGCAAAATGGAAGGGGCAGCTGTTAAGAATCGCAAATTCTCAAAAAAGTCAAAACCCAGTGAGATTCACACAAAACGTAGTCTCTCGTGCAGTATTTTTGCCAAAATGAACCAAAAACCGTTACAACGTTACATTTTGAAACAGCTGCAAGCTATATACACCAAGGCTTGCAACGTTTGTAACGGTTGTAACGGTTTTCGCGGACACACACTAATATACTATAATACTATATTACCTCTCTCTCTTTATATATATCTCTATTTTTGTATGGTTGTTGTTACAAACGTTACAAACTATACACCACAAGGGTTTTTTCTGTTACGTTTCTGTTACGTTTTTAAAAAAACCGTTACAACCCTAGAGCAGTATGAAAAAAACCGTTACAGAATTGTTAGGGAATTACTGCAACCATTATAAAATAAGGAAAAATCAAAATGAATCAAAACAAACGAAATAAAATGAAAACACTAGAGCAACTAATCACCGACACAATCGCGGATCGAACAATTGAACAACTAGCCCTCGGCTGGCTACGATACGAGGAGCTGCGCAGATTCAGCGTTGCGGCGTATCAATGCCTAGTTTCGCGGAATTTAGAGGGGGAAAACTTTGACGAAATGGTTACGGCCGAGATGTTAAAGCGCAAAAATACTAACAAAACGCGCCTTGCAACCATTGTGGAATAAGGGGAAATAAAAATAAATGAAAATAGTTGCATTTAGTTATAGACAAACTGCAAACAATGTTCTACTTTTCCCCCGCAACCAATAACACAACATTATGACACGCACAACTAACGAAGTCCAAGCCGAACTTGCTCAAGCCCGCCGCGCTTTTGATAATTACAACAACGTCCAATTTGAGGGACACGGCACTCCTGACAACTACTACCTCAACCCACATCACAAGGCCATTGAGGCTCTCGCCGCTGAGCTTTACAAGATTGAGCAAGCCGCTAAGGCTATCAAGCTCTCCGGTGACAGCCTGCAAGCAGAGCGTGCATGGTTTAACAGCCAAGGCTTTACCCGCCCCGACCTTGCGCAAAAAGCATGTCAAGCACGCGGCTACAACATGAGCGATCTTTTCGCCGCCATCAAAGCTGCAAAATAATTCAAAAAAAACCAGCAACACTAACGAAACACAATATGAAAACAATACCAGTTAAACGCACAGTAACACGTGACAAAAAAAACGCGCTTTGTTCAGTGGTGCATCTTGTCATCAATGGACAACTTTGCAAGCCAACTAATCAGATTGGTTTTGTATGGTCTCCGCGCACATGGGCAAACGGAATGACGGCACTAAGCCGCAAGGAACTAGTTTTTGAAGTGCAGGGCAAACCGTATCGCATGGGTCAAAAATTGGCAACGCCGCTTGTTCTTGCTGCGGATGAAGTTTTGCATCCTATGGGCTTTTCTGGCAATGACTACAATGCGTTTATTGCGCCAGAGCCAGAATTAGCCACCATCTAACACCAACAGGCGCGCGCCTGTAACGCGCACAAACACTAACACCATGACAAAAAACGAAACACTACGCGAGATCGTAGCATACCGCCAAGACCTGCACGGGCTGGCAAGCGACTGTCCAGACATATCGGCGGCAATACTGTCCACACGGGCAGCCTTGGACATCGCGCAGGACATGGCAGAGACGGACAATCCTACGCTGCCTCACGCGATGGCGACCATTAAGCGGCGCATTGCAGTTATCAAATCGCAATCGCACAAAATTAAACAATCTCCTAGCCGAGTGGCTAACGGGTAACATAATCCCCGCCGGTGCCGACTAACGATCTTTAGGCAAGTGC